CTCGTACCACGAGGTCGGAAGCCTGTTGCGCCGTCGCAACGAAGATTGCCGTATCACCATTGTCACCACACACCTTTCTCCCACTGAGTTCATTCGCCGGTATGGAGACCGCGTGGCGTCTGTTCTTGAAGACATGATCATCACCCGGGTGGCGTGATGGAAGGCAACGATCTCGCTGAATTCGCACCGCTACAGCAAGGCGTCATTTTTGAAGGCGTGCTTGCCAACCCGCCTGAGGGTTTGAAGTCGTGGCGCACACGCATCGCACAACGCACGGGTGATTGGAAGACTGTCATCAACGCTATGACTCCAAGCGAGTTGCCTTTGAAGTCTCTCGCTGATTCGGTCAATCGCCGCGGTATTGGCACCATCGTGTACACGTTCATGCCTCCCGATGCCATTGATGCAATTGAACGCTGGCTGATTCGCAAAGGCATCTCCACGCCGGTTGAGTCATACACCGACATTGAGGCGCTTGCCGATGATCTGCGCTACAACAGAAGCGTTCGTGTTATCTATGTCCCGACGCAAGAAGAGCAGGCGGTACTTGGCATTCGTGCTACAGTGCTCGGCTCTGAAAGGGCATGGTAATCATGGCGTCACCGGAACATCTGCTTGTCTCCAAAGTCATCCAGACTTCGGACATCGCTACGCCCATCAAGTCGGGCATCAAGCCTGAACACCTCACTGGCACATGGGCCGAGGTGTGGTCATGGATGTCCGAGTTTTACCGTGAGCACGGGGCCGTACCGACGCCTCGGGTGTTCAAGACGCAGTACGCCGATGTTCAGTTGTACGACGCTGAGGCAGAGACTTTTTCTCGTCTGATTGAGGAAATCTTTCAGGCCCACACACAGCACCGCCTCGTTGAAGTCATCTCGGAAGTCATGCCTCTCATCAACGAGGGCAAGACCAAAGATGCACTAGAGCACCTGTCGTCGGGCGTGCAGACCGCCTCGGTTGAGGTGTCCCGCATGCGGGACATTGACATCATCCAAAACTGGGAGAACCGTGTTGCTCGCTACGAAGAGATGCGGAACACCCCCAATGCTCTTCGTGGTATCCCCACGGGATTCTACGGCCTTGACCGCATCACATCCGGGTTGCGCCCCCAGCAGTACATCGTGTTTGTGGGTGAGCCCAAGCGTGGTAAATCGTTGTTCGCTCTCATCATCGCTAACTCCTGCCACATCCACGGCAAAGTGCCGATGTTCGTCTCGTTTGAGATGAGCATTGAAGAGCAGGAGGCACGTTACGACGCCATCATCTCCAAGACCCCGTACAACAAGATTCTCCGGGGTGACTTGAACAAGAACGAGATGGACCGCATCGCCAAGGCGCTTCGGGCCCGGAAGAACATGCAACCCTTCATCTTCAGTGAGGACACCTCGTCGCTCACAACTATCTCAGCACTCATGGGCAAGGCCAAGGAATACCAACCCGATCTTCTCGTCGTTGACGGCGTGTATTTGATGGACGATGAGGAAGGTGAGCCCAAGGGTTCCCCGCAAGCGCTGACAAACATCACCCGTGGCCTTAAACGAATGGCCCAGAAGTTAGACATCCCCGTGGTGTCCACGACGCAGGCGCTGTCGTGGAAGTTAAACAACAAGAAGACTCGCGCCATCACTGCTGACGCCATTGGTTACTCATCGTCTTTCGTGCAGGACGCAGACCTAGTGCTCGGCGTTGAGCGCAACCCTGACTTGGACGACCAAGCAATTATTCGTGTCGTAGCGGCCCGCACAGCCCCAACTGGCGAAGTACACATCAAGTGGGACTGGGACCACATGGACTTCTCGGAGGTGACTGCTGATGGCTACGGTGTCGGAGACGCATTTGACTGACCTCGCCTCGGTGCTCAAGAGCATCGGCGTAGATGTTCGCCGTGCAGATGGTCGTGAGATTTCCGGTAGGTGTCCGGTGCACCGCCGTGTCACGGGGCGTGAGGACGGCTCACCGTCATGGAGCATGAACGCCCAAACCGGTTTGTGGATTTGCTTCTCGTGCGGGGCCCGAGGCACCCTAAGCATGCTGGTGTCGGAACTAACTGGTGAACCCGACGCCATCATGGCGGTCCATCACTTCTTGATTGACCGCAACTTGGAGCGCCTTACCACCGGCGTAGAGGTCACCGAGAAGAAGCCAGAGATCGACTGGGTGTCTTTCTCCAAGTTTGTGCTCCCTCCTGAGTCTGCCTTATCTAAGCGGGGGCTTGATCCTGATCAAGTACTGATGCACGGTGTCCGTTGGGACAACATGAACAAGGCGTGGGTGATCCCCATTGTTAATCACTTTGGCGACCTACAGGGCTGGCAGACCAAGGCGCCCGGGTGGGTACGCAACTTCCCAGTGGGTGTCAAAAAGTCGGACAGCCTGTTTGGGATTGAGCGCTTCATGGGTGGTACCGCAGTACTCGTGGAGTCCCCGTTGGATGTCGTGCGCTTCGCCAGCGTATTTGAGAAGCCTCAGGCGTTGGCCACCTTTGGTGCCGCCGTCTCGGACAAGCAACTTGCCCTGCTCTCTACAGTGGCTGACCGTGTCGTCATCGCCATGGATAACGACGAAGCAGGCATCCGCTCCAGCAAATCACTCTTCAACAGGTTGCCCCATTTTCGCCGTGGAACGCTATGGTGGAACTACTCCGGTACCTCTGCCAAAGACATCGGTGACATGACCACCTCAGAGATGGCCCATGGGCTAGCCTCGGCGTCTCGTGTACTTCCGTGGACCATCTAACTACCAAAGGAGAAACCAATGCCCAAGATCATCAGGCAAAGCCCCGAGCCCACAGACAGTGCGTATCTGTCTCGTCTCGTAGATGAATACATCAAGGCCAAGGAGTTCAGTGATGCCGCCGTTAAGCGCACTGAAGAGATGAAGAAAGAACTGTCCAACATTGTGGACATTGACGGGTACACCGACCACGTTGGCCACAAGTGGATTGAGGTTGGCTCCGGTGTGCAACTCAAGCGTGAGCGCCGGGTCTCCGTCAATTTGGACCAGTCCGAGGCCCAAGACTGGGCGATTAAGAATGACTTGTGGGATGAAATTTCAATTCCGATCCGTGTGCTTGACGAAGATGCCCTTGCCACTGTGGCGGTTGAGCGCCCCGAGTTGCAGGGTGAGATTCAAAGTTTGTACAAAGAGAAGGAAACTTGGGCTTTTAAAGTCGTAGAGCCCAAAAAATAATAACTGCTATCCTTATGGGGAATAAGGAGGTAGTAAGCCATGACTAAGAACGAAGACCGCACACCTCCGGGGAGATGGGAATGTCCGAAATGTGGAACTCTAGTGGAGACGATGGTTCCGACGATTGGTCCTCCGACCTGTTCCCGCCACACTGGTGGCGCAGTTCGGATGGGCATAACAACCAAGCCTTTTCCGAAGGCAAAGGAGTCCCTGAGTTAGTCCTCACAATTGACACTATTGTCAATTTGTTGCGCGTGGTCAGCGTCTGTCCACCGCGTAACCTTGCTTCGGCATTGCTTTCAGGGGATAACGCCGTTACTCTGGAGGAAAGAGCCCGGCTTACCACTTGGTGCGAGAATCTTTGCGATTATCTTTCAAATAACTAAAGTAACTACGATGGCCCCTGACCCTCTTGATCTACTAGGTGACCTACCTGATTGGCCCGGCTCTCGCCCGCCCAAGAATCGCTCCAAGAGCCCCTCCGTAGCCCTTGACACAACCAACGGTGCTCGGTCTAAGATGTACCGAATCAACGGTGCAGACATTGAGATGTTCACCATCGGTGAAGCCGCCCGAGCACTCGGACGGACTGCCAGCACATTACGAATGTGGGAGAACCAAGGGTGGATACCCCGAGCAACATACAGATCGCCAGCGCCACGGAAGAGTCAACTTCCGGGGAAAGTCCCCAAGGGGAGGCGCCTCTACAGCAGGGCACAGGTAGACTTTCTGAAAGACTGTATCGTGCGCTTCAACTTGGACGACAAAAACTCCAAGCACTGGGAACAGTTCAAGACCTACGCCATAACCCATTGGCCAAAATAGACTCCGAGCACCCCGGTGCTCACGAGTAACACACAAACACAAACACAACACACACGAGAAAGACAGAAACATGCCCAGATACGACGATGACGACGACTTTGAGAAAGACGAGCAGGAGTATGAAGCCCCTCGCCGTCTGCGGGTCATTGAAGATGATGAAGATGACGCCCCCGTCCGTAAGGCCAGCGCACCCAGCAAGGCCGAGCCTGCCCCCCGCCGAGTGATTCGTGGCGGTTGGGAAGGCGTGAAGCAGTTGAAGTCCGATGTCTCGGACTCCTCCTATGCTCAGCGTCTCAAGGTTTCGGAAGAGCCGATCATCGTGAAGTTCCTTGAAGCGGCCCCGTATGCGGCCTACCGCCAGCACTGGGTGGAGCGCACCGGTCAGAAGTCGTTCACCTGCATCGGCAACATTGACCCCAACGGTTGCCCGTTGTGCGACTCGGGTAACCGCCCCAGCAACAAGTTTGCGTTTAACGTGGTCTTGTTGGCCCCGGGCGAGGAGCCGGTGCTCCGCTCGTACGAGGTTGGTTCCCGCGCCATTGACCAGTTGAAGAACTTCAATGACGACCCCCGTCAGGGACCGCTCCCGAAGCACTACTGGGCGATCAGTCGCTCGGGCAAGGGTGCCACGACCGCAACCAACCATCAGTTGGTCAAGGCCCGTGACCTTGAGGAGGAGTGGGGAGTCACGGAACTCTCGGAGAGTGACCTCAACCACTTCCTGAAGTCGGCTTACACCGATGAGATTGTCCCGATTCCCACTCGGTCGTCGCTCCTTGCCATCTGCGCTGAAGACGAGTGACCGTGTCGGGGTCAACACCCGAACAAGACCCGAGAGGGAGGGGCTTTATGGCCCCTCCCTCAGTGGTTTCTACGGTAGAAGAACTGCACCAAATCGTTAAAGTCATCCAAGAAATCGGGGCATTTGCCTTTGATGTGGAGACACGGGGAGTCGTTGAGCGCCATAACGACGCCATGGAGGCATTCAACACGGAGTTGAAGTCTCACCTGTCCAACATGGTCTCTAAGTCGCCGTCCGTGCGGGAGGCCACTCGTGAGCGCCTGATGCAGAAGTGGCGGGAGACTCTCGCTCTTGACCCCCTGCGTAACGAGGTCTTTTGGATTGGCATCGCCACAGACGGACATTCTTGGGCTATTCCCATGGGCCATTCCCATGGCGAGATGCTCACGCCCGAGGAGGTGGGGGACGGCTCCACCACGCCACCGCCCGGGTATCGCAAACTTCTTAAAGACGGAACTGAGTCGGAGGCCAAGGCGCGTTATCGCATACCCGCAACCTTCCTGCCACCCCCTCCGCAGTTACAAAGGTCTGAGGTATTCACAACCTTAGAGTG